GGGAGGCCTGCTCGGCCGAACCGAGCTGGGTCAGCAGGCCACCGATGCCGGCCGCCACCACGCCCGCCCCCAGCAGGGCCGAGGACACCTTGTGGCCGTGTTCCTCCAGTTGGTCGAGGCCGTTGTTGATGGCGTAGAACACGTCTTGGAAGGGCGCCAGCGCCCCGGTGGTGTTCAGGGTGGAGAACATGGTGCCGAAGTTCTGGCGCACCGTCTTGGAAACGGCCTCGCTTTTCTGGGCCGTCTTGTCCATGGACTGGGACAGGCCGGTGAGGTCGCCCAGGACCCGGACGACTACCGACGGCCCGGCCACCGCGCTACCTCCGGCCCCGGCGGGCGGCGGCCCGCTTTATCTCGGCCGCCTCACGTTCCATGAACCGCACGAAGGCCCCGTACACGTCGTCGGCCAGCTCCTCGACCTCGGCCGGGGTCATCCGCCAGTAGCGGCAGAAGGCGGCGAGGTTGTCGAGAACGGCCCGCTCGTAGGGTCCAGGCGGGGCGCCGCCAGCTCGAAGTACATCTCCACCTGGGCGGCCCGGTCCCACAGGTCGTCGGGCTCAGGCGACAGGCCCGCCTCGGTGTCGCGCCGGTACAGCTCCATGAAGGCGTGGGCGCGGAAGCGGACCTCGTCGTCCCCCGACTGCATGCATTCGGTGAAGGACAGGCCACTCATCTTCTTGAGGGCCTGGATGCGCGAAACGGTGACCCGGATATCGGCGTTCACCGCCACCGGGGCGTCAGTCATGGACCTGGGCCGGGTTGACGGTGGTATTGGTCCACGTGGCCCCGGCCCCCAGCACCCGCTCGAGGCCTTCGGCGTACAGCTGGGCCGACCGCTCGGCCAGGCCCCGGGCCGCCGGGAACAGGTAGCGGCCCGTGCGCACGTACTCCCGCTCGGACAAGTGGGGCCGCTTGCGGGTGCCGCCGAACTCGACCCAGCCGGCGTAGGGCACGCTCTTTCGGCCCATGCGCACGGCGGCGCCGGTGCGGCTGGCCGTCACCCGCACGTCGCCGGCCAGCCGGCCGGTCACGTGGGGCAGGTTGGCCCGGGTCAGGGCGGCCACCGGCTCGGCCGCCTGGCGGCCGGCCCGCTTGATGGCCGTGTACAGAGCGCTCGATTGCTCGTCGGTCTGGCGCTTTATGTCCCGGCGCAGGGCGCGCATACCGACGATGCTGATGACCGGGGCGGCCATCTATGCCACCGCCTCCACCAGGGTCCCGGCCGGGGCTTCGGCCGGCGACGTGAAGGTCACTGCTGGCGGGCCTTCGGTGACGTCGTGGGCCGGCTCGTCGGTGCAGATCCAGTCGATGTCTATCTCGCACACCGTGCCCGCCGTGCCGCCGAAACGCTGGAAGGGGTGGGGCACCATATGGCCCGAAAACTGGGGGTTGGTGGCCGATACGGTCGCCGAGCCCTTGGGGATCACGCGGTAGGGGCAGGTGGCGCTGGTGGCCTCCCAGGCCTCCACTGCCGCGGTCAAGGTTGCGTCGACCGAGCCGCTGGCGAAGGTCTGGGCCAGCTTGGCCGTGAAATGCCACTTGGCCGGGCCGGGGTAGTCGATGATGCCGCAAAGGGTGGTAACCGAGACATCGGTCACCTCGGGGGTAAGGGCCACCTCCTCGCAGAAACAGGACAGGTTGACCCCGTTTATCTCGACATAGGCCCCGTCGATGATCAGCGGCAGCCCCGGCGCCGGGGCAGCCAAGGTCACGCTGGCGCCCCCGCCGGGGCCTTGGCCGGGGCCGGCTTGGCCCGGTGGGCCAAGGGGCTACCGGTGCCGGTGTTGTCCCGGACGGGCGGCCCGTCGAGGCTCCAGTCGATATCGATCTCCATAGCCGTGCCGGCGTCACCACCGAGGCGTTTGTAGGGCTGGGGGATCAGGAAGCCTTTGAAGTCCGGGTTACCGGCAGACACTGCCGTGTCGGCATGGGGCCGGAACGTGAAGGTCGCCTCGGTGTGGCTGGTGTTCCAGTCGTTGAGGGCGCCCTCTAACGTGTCGTCGACCGAGCCGGTGGCGAAGGACTGGTTGAACCGGGCTATCAGGTGCCATTTAGTGCTGCTCGGGTAGTCGTTGGTGCCGCAAAAGGTGGTTATGGTGACGATGGTATTGGCCGGTTCGAGCGAGGCCGATACGCAGAAACAGGACAGGTCGCACTCGTTTATCGCCAGGTGGACATCGGACAGGATGAGCGGGTAACCGGTAGCAGTGGTTATTGTCATGAACTTCCTTTCGTTACATACGGGACTCGAGCACTACCTCGGCGGCCAGCACCTCGATGCCGCCCACGGCCACGATGCGCCAGTTATGGATCTCGGTGACCTTGGACACCTGGACGGCGCCGGCCAGGGTGGGGTCGGCCCGTACCGCCTCGGCCACGGTGTTCAACATGGAGTCGAGCTCGTCCGATTGCTCCAGGCCGACGGCGCCCATCACCGACCACGTCGCCGTGTCGGTGATGAACGTGGGCGCCCACTTGACCACCGTCTGGGGGTACTGGACGACCAGGGCGGGCGGGTTGATGGTGGACGGCGGCGCCGCGAACACCGAGACGTTGGTGCCCTCGAAGGCGGTCGCCAGGGTGGCGGCCAGGGCCGGGCGGGCCACGCTCCCGTCCCAGCTCATATGGCCCAGCTCACCCGAACACCAGCGGCCCGACGGCCGAGTACAGCGCTTCGATATCGCGGTCGAAGCGGCCCACCCGGACCAGGCCCAGGTCGCCGAACCCTATGGTCCCGTCTAGCGAATCGCGGCGCTTGTACAGCTGGGCGGCGTGGATGGCGCAGGCCTCGTGGACGGCGTCGGGCAGGCCCGTCTCCCACTGGGACGGGGCCGCGTTGGGGTCCCAGCGGTAATTGGTGCGCCGGTTGCCGTAGTCGATGGCGGCGTCCAGGGCCGTCTGGATGAAGCCGTCCTCCACCGGGTCGGGTTGCAGGCGCAGCTTGGCCCGGACTTCCTTGAGGGTGGGCCAGGTCGCCATATCAGGTGTAGGTGAAGGGGAGGGCGTTGGACGGGCCGTGCGTGTTCGTCACGGTTATCTGCACCGTCGTCCCCGGCGTGGCCAGGTCGGGCCGGGCCGTGTACTGCAGGTGGGTGTCGTCGATGTAGAAGGTCCCCCGCGGCGAGCCGTCGGCGTCGATGGTGCTGTTGGCGTCGAAGCCGGAGCCGATGACGTCGACGGTGATGGGCGTGGTGCCGGCGGCGACACTGTTAGGGGTAAGCGACGTGAGCGCGGGCGCCCCGCCCGGCGGCGTCACTGGTTGGTCGGCCTCCCGCATGAGCAACAGCACCAGGTCTTCGCCCTGGCGGGCGATGGTGGCCACCGATTGCCACGTGGCCGGCAGGTCGATGGCCACCTCGGGGCCGTAGTCGGGGATATGGATGTGGTGCACCATCACCTGGTAGTTAGGCATAGGTGAACCCGTTGGTGACGGTGACGTTGCCGCGGGGGTTCAGCACCACCACGGCCACCGCCCCGGCGGCGTGGGCCGGCGTGAGGCAGGTGATGGTGCTGTCGGCCAGGACCAGGAACCCGGTGGCGGCGCTGCCGCCGAAGGTCACCCCGGTGGAGCCGATGAGCCCGGACCCGGAAATGGTGACGCCGGTGCCACCGGCGGTGGTGCCGGTAGCGGGCACCACCGAGTCCACCTCGGGGCTGGCGGCCAGGGTGGCCCATTGGTCCTTGCGCACGTAGAGCCGCTGGCTGCCGCCGTAGACGTTCTGGTCGTACAGCCATGAGCCCGGTTTGGCCAGGCCCACGGCTGTCTCGGACGCCGGGTTGGTGGTGGTGGCAATGCCCCAGCTACCGGCCGGCTTGATCGACCACGCCATGCTTACTTGGCGGCCTTGCCACCGTTGCCGCCGTTGGCCGGCGTCTCGGCTTCGGCTTCGGCCGCCGTGGGCAGGCCGGCCGGCACGGTGAGGGGCACCAGGGCGCCGCCCTGGAGGGCGCCCCAGGCCAGGTAGCCGCCGTACGCCACCTGCACGCCCAGTATGGAGGGCTCGATCACGCTCAAAAGCCCAATTACTTCTTCGTAAACCTCGAACATGGCCGAAGGGCCGACGATGCAGGTGCCGGCGGCGAAGGTGGGCACCACAATCCTGGGCAGGCCCAGGATGTCGCCCCGGAAGGCGGCCAGGGTGGACGCCCCGACGTCGAAGCCGTCCCGGGGTTCCTCGGTGGCGCCCGAGTAACCATCCGGCGGCAGCACCACCCGGGCCACGTCCACCAGGGAACCGAGGGCGGCCCACACGTCGAGCGAGCACCACACCCGGTCGGGCATCATGAAGCCGGACTGGTAGCTGTGCATGGCCGCCGTGTACAGGGCCAGCGTCCAGCCTTTCAGGTCGTTGGTGGCCACCGTCACGCCCGTACCGACGGCCGCCGCCTTGAAGGCGGCCGCCACCGCCGTCTCGGTCTGCACCGAGTACACGTTGGCCAGGTCCCGGATCAGGATGTCCCACGCCCCCGGGCTGGTCCAGTCGATGTCCTGGCGGGAGATGTCAACCGTGCCGCCGTAGGTGGACTTGGTGAACGACACCGGCGTGATGGTCATTTTCTGGCTCGACAGCTGGGTTTTCTCGCCCGCTTGCACGCCCACCGTGGTGTGCTGGGTGATCTTGGGCCGGGTGAAGGTGGCGCCCGGGATGCCGCCCAGGGCCTTGGCCCCGCCCAGGCTGGAGATGAGGGGCCGGTTGGCGTCGATGAGGTCGACGACGGTGCCCACGATGGGCGTGGGCAGGATGCCGGTGGTGTCGCTGGTCTTCTGGTCGGCCACCACCCGGGCCTGGACCACCCGGGCCTGGGCGGCCATATCGGGGACGCCCCGGTCCATGATCCCGGCACCGCGCAGGTAGTCGACCACGAACGCCCCCGCCGAGCGGTACGCGGTGGCCCGCTCGGGGCCGTCGGCCCGGCGGGGCTGGGGTGCCGGCGGCCGGTCGGGCCGGCCCAGGCTGACGAGCTCGCCGATGGCCTGGTTATGGCGGGCGCGGGTCTCCTCCAGCTCGGCCAGGGGCTTTATCTGCTCGTCCAGCGCTTCGACCCGGGACCGGGTCGACTCCAGCAGCTGGCGTTCGGCGTCGGTCAGGTCGCGGCTGTCGACCTCACCCAGGATGTGGTCCATATCGGCGAGCACCTGGGCGCGCTCGGTCAATTTCAGTTCCAGGACAGGGTTGGGCACGGGTTGAACCTCCGGATCGGCGAGTACCAAAGTCGGGCAGCTCGGGTGCGCCAGGACGTGCCCACATCCGTGGCCGCCGGGTGCCGTCCGCGTGGCGGGCGACGGGCCGGCCGCCGGGGGACCGGGCGGGGTTGGCCGCGGGCTTCGCTAAGCCGGGATAGTAGCGCGCTCAGCCGGCGCCGACGGTGAACCTGTCCCCGGCGGCCCGGGCCTGGTCGACCCAGTCGCGCCAGCCGTTCTTGTACGGCGTGGGGCCGGTGGCCATCTCCCGGCGGCCTTCGGCGCCGTAGCGGGGCCGGTGGCGCACCAGGGTTACGTTGGCGTCGGCGAACGCCGGCGTGGGCGTCA